TTATGCGTGTTTGAAGGCTACTATATTACCTTCTGACTGCATTTTGACTGCATTGTAATAGTCCTCAAGCTTTTCCACCTGCACATCTGCATACCCGAAATGGGTATAAGTATCAAGGGTGGTTTTTATATCATCGTGCCCCAAGAGATATTGCGCCTGTTTAATATCTACCCCAGCTTTGTACAAATCGCTTGCATAGGTATGTCGAAATATATGTGGTGTAATATCTTCTGCAAGAGGCACGTCAGATACGGCCTGCAGTTTCTTTAGGATTTTTTTCCACCGAAAGTTCATTGTGCCACCAGAAACATACCCGCCATTGTGTGAAGTGAAAAGAATCCCAGTCTTACCTTTTGTGTACTCAGCAAGAACTTCTTGTAACGGACCCGGAATGGGGACCTGACGTTTACCCGCGGTTGTTTTTGTGTACTCCTGTAGGCAGTGTTCCCTTCTTTTACTGGAAACAAGGGTTTTGGCAATGTTGATCCGTTTTTTCTTAAGGTCCACATCTTTTACGTTCAAGGCCAGGGCTTCATTCTTTCTTAGCCCTGTGTAAAGAAGAAGATTGATAAAACAGAGTTCAAAACTATCTAGATCCGCTTTACTGACTAGCTTCCGTTCCACTTCTGTAATAGGTCGCTTTTTCCGCTGTCCGATATTTTTTATGCCTTTCATTCCAAGAGTAATATCTTTTGCTACGATATCTTTCTGAACAGCATAGCGGACGATCGCTTTAATCCGGGACAGACAAAAATTGTACTGTGCCAGTTTTTTGGATTTTAACATAGAAGCTCGAAACCCTTCTATGTGGCTTTGGCGTAGATCCTTGATCTTTATGTCCCCAATATGGGAGTTTATCGTGCTTAATTGCCCTTTTATTGTAGTAATGGACTGTTCTCTAACACTTCCTATTTTTTCGTTTGTAAGCCACATTTCAGACAGTTCCCGGAAGGTAGTAGTTTCCTCCTGCAGAATAATTCCCTTGTCTTTAAGACTCATAAAGTCTCTGTAGTTCTTATCCAATTCCTTTAGGGTATCGCCATAAAGAGTTTTGCGGACGGGTTTGCCGTTTTTTATTGCAATGGTTACCTGTTTCGCATATCTGCCATCCTTTCTTTTCTTTCGTTTTTCAGCCATATTATCATTTCCTTTCTATTTTTGAGTATAAAAAGAACGCCCCTTGCCAGCGCGTTTCGAAAATGATATAATCCTTGTGATGAGTAGGTTATATCTTTTCGGTAAATCCGGCAAGAGAAAATCTATATGTAAAGCCGTTCGGTGTTGGTAGCACCGGGCGGTTTTTATCATTTTTTATTATATTCGTCTGAAATACTATCTAAAGCAGCATCCTGTTTTTCATTCATACTTTCCAGTTTTTCATTGAAATCTTTAACAGGGTCTTTATCTTTAAGATCTTCCGTTTTCTTGGATACTAAAGTATCATTAGCATAATCGTAAAGATCAACGGTATCTTCCGTTCCTGGCAGCGTATAGTAAGTGTGTTGATTTTTACTATTATCAATATAAAGGACAGTCCAAGAGCCAGTTATACCTCTATACGAACAGCTGCATTTCAACGAATATAATTCGGTTTCTATTATAGCGTCTATAAAAATGGTTTCAGAATCTATTTTTTTCATATTATCGTAAGACATATCAGAAATTTCTGATACTCCAATCTGGGTTAAGGCAACTGATAACTTTTTTTTAAGAATGTCTACCTTCGGCAAATCTTCCGTACCATCATTTGAGTTCATTTCAGCAACACTTGCAGTAGTTGAAACAGGGGTTGTTTCTTTCTGTGGACTGGTTGTGGAGCATCCTGATAATAGCAGACATGTCCCTAAAATAAGCAATCCTTTTCTTACTTTTCTCATACTCATTCCTCTTTATCTTTAGTATTTATTAAAAAGCCATAGGCTATTTTAATTCTTAGATTTCCAACTCACCCTTAAAACAAAGCCTACAATCCAGTAGATCCCACCAGTAAAACAGCCCAAAATGAAGATCCAAAACCATTTCAGATACCAGGGGAGTGGTTTTTTGCTTGTTGCGTAGTTATTCACGGCGCTAGCACTGGAACTTGATGAAGCCGTGTTGTTAATTATAATGGGATTATCTTTGCTTGCGGATAATTGCTCTACTTGCTTACCGCATTTCGGGCATACCACGCAGTCTACATCGATTACCTCACCGCAGTGTTTACAAAATTTTGTATTGCTCATACTCATTCCCTCTTTCTTATGTATTTATTAAAAAGCCATAGGCTGTTTTAATCTTATTCTATTGCTATCAATGTATGTACCTGAAGACGGGGCTCGAACTGCAGAAAATAATTATCAACCATAGTCCCTGTTCCGTAAATCTGTCTATAGTATTCAAGGGCTTCTTTTAATGTAGCCTCTGAGACATTGAGATATTCTGAAACATCATGTACGTTTTCGCAGTGAGCCTTGAATGCATTAATGATGCCGTTCAAGCCAATCCTTGCATTAAAGCCCCATAACCTGGCAGTGCGTTCTTGCTTTTGATTTACAACAATCTTGGGATTTATTATATTCCCGGATGTTGTAAAATGGTGACCAAGTTCTTCTGCTAACACATCAGCCTTTGAAGCAGTGGTTTGCAAGGCTGAGTTAACAGCTATTGAACCGTCACAATATAACCCTTGAATTTTCTTACTCTTAAAATCAATATAATCGACTATTATTTTTTCTTCATATGCCTTTTGTTCTAGCTTCTCTAAATCGTTCATCAACTGTCCCCGTGTAGTACTATTTTTTACGTCTACTCTTTATAAATTCAACATAATTCATAATTTCTTCCAACTCATCTTCCGAAAGATCATCCCCCTCAAGATGCGCCGCCAAAGTTTCGATTTGATTTGGTTTTACGCTGGATGCTTCAGGCCCCTCTCCAGTAACTAAGTAGTCAACTGTAACGCCAAAATAGTCTGCTATTTTTTTCATTTTATCAGCTTTAGGAGTGCTTTTGCCTCTTTTCCATTCGCTAAATAATGATGAGGGTAGACCTGTCCCTCTGCAAACATCGGCAGCTTTTACTCCCCGAGCTTCTAAGAGTTTCAAAAAAATTTCATACATAGTACTTTCCTTTCGAAAAAACTAGAAAATTCTAATAAAACGACTTGACAAACTAGAATAATCTAGCTATACTATGCGTATGAGTTAGAAAATCCTAGGAAATGTATTCTAGTTTATATAATTGATCTGTGGTGATTTTGATTATATAGAATTTTCTAGCTAAAGTCAATATAAAAAGTAGAATTTCTGAGAAAGTAGGTGATTTTTTTGCTTAGTTCCGTTGATTCCTTTCGAAAATTGGAGGATCTTGTGGGGAATGATGGGATTACCTTCTATGCACTCGGTAAGGAAGTGGGATTTCCGTCGTCCTTCTTTAGCGAATGGAAGAGGGGAAAAATGATGCCAAAAGCTGACAAGTTGATAATTTTGGCAGAACGTTTTAAGGTTTCAATCAATTATTTTTTGGAGGATGCACAGGACACATAACAAATTAATAAGAGGAGGTGAGAACGTGTTGGACAAGCAATTTCTAACAATTAAGGACTGCATAGCACGCCACAGCGTAAGCCATAACACTATAGAAGCCCTGTTTAAGAGAAAAGGCTCTCCAGCAATCCGTGTTGGCCGTAAATGGCAAGTGGACGTTGAGAAATGGGATCAGTATCTACTTAAACTAGCAGATGAAGGTAAAGGATGAGAAAGGAGGTCCCCCATGCGGAAGTACTATGACAACCTAGACGATTACACCGACACCCGCCCGTCAAAACTGATGGAGTTTACAAAGCGGATTATGCCGGCGGTGATATTTGGTAGTAGCTTAATCCTGATGTTTGCCATTTGTGGTGCGTTAGAGGTTATGTGAGAGGAGGAAACAGAGTGTATCAATTTGATTATGAAGCCCTGAAAGCCAAGATTGACTCTTCTGGTATGAAGCAGAAAGCCGTAGCGGTTAAAGCTGGATTGAAAGAAAATCATTTCTGCTTAATTTTAAATGGAAAGCGTAAGTGTGAAGCCGGAGAATATATCAGCTTGTGCAAGGCTTTAGAAGTTAGCCCCTGGGCGTATATGAAGGAGGTGAGTGTAGTTGAAGAAGATAAATAGCACAGTAAGGATAACCGTTCATGTTCCTGGAGTAGAAAAGTCCCTTAAAAAGTTAAAACGCTTAAAAAGGCATCTAAAAAAAGCCAATTCATTGGTGAGTGAACTGGCTTTGAAGAATCTGGAACTATCTATTCGTACTTGATGTTTAAATCCAAATTAATGGTGTTGTGACAAGCAGGACAAGTGCTGGCACCGGGGCGAGTAGATATTTTGCTGTGACAATGCGGACATTCAACATCATAACTTCGTGCCATAATTTGTTGTTCGGCATTTGATTTAACTTGTTGTTCTAGATCTTTCATTAAACGGTTCATGTCAGATTTGCTGCTAAGGTTATACTTTTTGGCCATATTGGTTCCCTTTCTATATGTAGTGGCAAACAACTGTTCTATACATATTGTAGTGTACATTATTTAGAAAGTCAATTTTTATACTAAGAAAATCGTAAGAAAATGTGAAAAAGCCGAAAGTTATCCACAATAAGCAGAGAAAGGAGAAACGCTGATGGGAAGACCAGGGAAGCCGACCAAGGGTCAGCGGGACATAATCCAGCAGAACGGGTATGATCCTGAATTGTATCTGGTCATATCGAATGAAGCTCGGAAGATGCGCTTACTAAACGTAGCCACCGGAGAGAGGCTAAAAATTAAAAAGAACCCGGCAGGTGCGAACTGCCAAGGTTCAAGGTAACTAATAAATATTTTACATCCTTATTATAAGGGATTTACAGGAGGATTGCAACTATGTCTATGAAGATCAATCAGTTAGAGATTGAGAATGTAAAGCGCATCAAGGCCGTAAAGATTGAGCCAACCGCAAACGGCCTGACCATTATCGGAGGCCGTAACAACCAGGGAAAGACCTCTGTATTGGATTCCATTGCCTGGGTGCTTGGTGGGGACAAGTATCGCCCATCACAGGCCCAGCGTGACCAGTCAGTGGTTCCACCTAACCTGCGCATCACTATGAGCAACGGCCTTGTTGTTGAAAGGAAAGGCAAGAATAGCGCCTTGAAGGTCACAGATCCAAAAGGACAAAAGGGTGGCCAACAGCTTCTTAATGACTTTGTGGAACAGTTTTCCCTGAACCTTCCTAAGTTTATGGAATCCACTTCTAAGGAAAAAGCGCAGATCCTACTTAAGATTATCGGAGTAGGGGACAAGCTTCTGACACTGGAACGGGAAGAACAGGAGCGATACAATGAGCGGCTTACTATTGGCCGTATTGCGGACCAGAAAGAAAAGTATGCCAAGGAACAACCAGCTTACAATGACGCTCCAGCGGAATTGGTTTCTGCTTCGGAACTCATTAAGAAGCAACAAGACATCCTAGCACAGAATGGAGAGAACCAGAGAAAACGGGAACGCCTCCATCAACTGGAACAGGAAGATCAGAGACTTATGGAGCAGATTCAGGAACTACTGAAAAAGCAAGAGGCGGTCCGGGCCGATCTTACCATTGCTAGAATGAACGCCAAGGATTTAGAAGATAAGTCCACTACAGAACTGGAGCAAAATATCTCTGATATTGAGGAAATCAACCGTAAAGTGCGGGCGAACCTTGATAAAGAAAAGGCAGAGGACGACGCCAAAGAATACCGCCGGCAGTGTGACCAGCTTACTAAGCAGCTTGATGAAAGCCGTGAAGCAAAGAATAACCTGCTTAAGACAGCGGAGCTTCCTCTTCCGGAACTTTCTATAAAAGATGGGGAGCTGATTTATAAGGGGCAACAGTGGGACAATATGTCTGGTTCTGATCGTCTAAAAGTAGCTACCGCCATTGTCCGGAAGCTTAATCCAGAATGTGGTTTCGTCCTCCTTGACAAGTTGGAGCAGATGGATCTTGAAGTGCTGAATGAGTTTGGTGAGTGGCTACAAGCCGAAGGTTTACAAGCTATTGCTACCAGAGTAAGCACCGGGGAAGAATGTTCCATCATTATTGAAGACGGATACGTGGCAGGGCAAAAACACCCACTCATGGAAGATAAGAAAACAGAATGGAAGGAAGGAGTATTTTAATGCAGATTGTAAGAGGAAAATTGCCAGGAGCAAAGAAAATTGTTGTGTACGGTCCTGAAGGAATAGGAAAGTCAACGTTTGCCGCACGGTTCCCTGATCCAGTATTTATTGATACTGAGGGAAGTACTAAAGATATGGATGTTGCTAGGTTTCCGGAACCCAGTAGCTGGACCATGATTCTAAATCAGGTATCAGACGTGATCAAAACGCCAAGTGTCTGCAAGACTTTAATCGTTGATACCGCAGACTGGGCTGAAATGCTTTGTATTACCAGTGTTTGCGCGAAGAATCAGAAGAGCAGTATTGAAGATTTTGGTTATGGAAAAGGGTATACATATATTCAGGAAGAGTTCGGAAAGCTTCTAAACCTTCTTACAGATGTAATAAAAGTGGGAATTGATGTAGTTCTTACGGCTCATGCAAAAATGCGAAAGTTTGAGCAACCGGATGAATTAGGTGCTTATGATCGGTGGGAGATGAAGCTAAGTAAAGGTGTGGCCCCTATGGTGAAGGAATGGGCAGACATGGTCCTCTTCTGTAACTACAAGACAATGGTGGTCAATGTAGATGGACAGGGCGCCCAGAAGGGTAAGAATAAGGCTCAGGGCGGTAGACGTGTCATGTACACGACTCACCACTCATGTTGGGACGCCAAGAATCGGTACGATTTGTCCGATGAGTTACCCTTTGAGTATGAGTCAATTCGTCATATCATAGAAAGTTCAAATACGGGAATTCCCGTTTCGGAGGAAAAGAAGACAACTCCACCTCCTTCACAGCCAAGACAGGAGGATACAGGGAGCACAGTCAATAAGAGCCGAGAAGAGCCTCCAAAAGAAGAGAAAGCAACTCCACCAGTGGCTGCGAAGTCGGAACCTGTGACTCCACCTGATGTAAAAGTGGATGAGCTCATCCCAAAAGCTCTACGTGATCTAATGATACAAAATCAGGTTGACGAGTGGGATATCCAGAACGTAGTTATTGCAAAAGGATACTTCACTGCTGACATGAAGATTACAGATTATCCACAGGACTTTATTTCCGGCGTATTGGTAGGAGCCTGGGATCAGGTATTTGCAATGATCAAAGAAATGAAAGAAACTGACAGCTTGGTATTTAATGAATAGGAGGAATGTATATATGGCAGATTATGAAGCAAAAGAATTAGGTTGGGACGATGAAATAGAAAAAGGCGAAGGAGGCGGGGACTTTGTCCTCCTTCCTCCGGGAGATTACGAATTCACGGTAGAGTCGTTCGAGCGTGCAAGGCATCCGGGTGGAGCAAAGTCTCCAGAATGCAATAAGGCTGTTTTAAAGCTGAGAATTGACAGCGCAGAAGGATCAGCCCTTATTACTGAGAGTTTACTCCTTTATGACAAGATGCAGTGGAAGGCTGCTGAATTCTTCCTTTGCATTGGCGAAAAAGAAGTAAACGGTAAAATAAAAATGAATTGGTCGGTAGTCCCCGGAGCAAAAGGGAAAGCAACCATAGAAGTAACACCGGGCAGAGATGATCCAAACAAGAAATTTAACCATGTGAAGAGATATCTTCCGTATGAACCTAAAAAATTTGAGGCAGGGAAGTTTTAATTATGGAACTTAGACCATATCAGTCAGAAGCAAAGGCTGCAATCTTTGAAGAATGGGACAAGGGCGTCAAGCGGACGCTCCTGGTCCTCCCTACGGGGTGTGGTAAAACTATTGTTTTTGCAAAAGTCACAGAGGATTGTGTCCGCAGAGGAAACCGGGTGTTGATTCTGGCTCACCGTGGGGAGTTGTTGGATCAGGCTTCCGATAAGATCGGCAAGGCCACAGGTCTAGGGTGTGCCACCGAGAAAGCAGAAGAAACCTGCCTGGGAAGCTGGTTCCGTGTGGTAGTTGGATCCGTACAGAGCCTTACCAGAGAAAAAAGGCTGAAACAATTTCCGGTAGATTACTTTGATACCATTATCATTGACGAAGCACATCATTGTTTATCTGACAGTTATCAAAAGATCTTAGATTATTTCAAAGGGGCCAATATCCTGGGCGTGACTGCAACTCCGGATCGAGGCGACATGAGGAACCTGGGCGAATGCTTTGATAGTCTGGCTTATGAATACACACTTCCAAAGGCAATTAAAGCCGGGTTCCTGTCTCCAATCAAAGCCCTGACTCTCCCCATTCAACTTGACCTATCTAGTGTTGGAATGCAGTCCGGAGACTTTAAAACCGGAGATATCGCAACGGCCCTGGATCCATACCTCTATCAGATCGCCGAGGAAATGGAAAAGTACTGCAAGGAGCGAAAAACGGTTGTGTTCCTTCCTCTGGTTAAGACAAGCCAGAAGTTCCGGGATATCTTAAATGAAAAGGGATTTAAGGCCGCAGAGGTAAACGGAGACAGCAAAGACCGTGCGGAAGTTTTAACAGCCTTCGATCGTGGTGATTATAACGTCTTATGTAACTCTATGCTTCTTACGGAAGGCTGGGACTGCCCCAGCGTTGATTGTATCGTGGTTCTTCGACCTACTAAAGTGCGCAGCCTTTACAGTCAGATGGTGGGGCGTGGCACCCGTTTGTATCCGGGAAAGGACCACTTACTATTGTTAGATTTCTTATGGCATACCGAACGTCATGAGCTATGCCACCCTGCAAGTCTGATCTGTCAGGATGAGGAAGTGGCCAAGAAAATGACGGAGAACATCGAAAAAGCCGGTTGCCCTATGGATATAGAAGAAGCAGAAAAACAGGCGGCAGAAGATGTTGTTGCTCAAAGAGAAGAAGCCCTTGCCAAACAGTTAGAGGAAATGAAGAAACGCAAGAAAAAGCTAGTGGATCCGTTGCAGTTTGAGATGAGTATTCAAGCGGAAGATCTGTCCGGATACGTTCCTTCCTTTGGGTGGGAAATGGCGCCGCCCTCTGATAGTCAGAAGAGAGAGTTGGAAAAGCGAGGCATCATGCCGGATGAGATAGACAACTCTGGAAAGGCAAGCTTGATCTTAGATCGATTACATAAGCGGCAAGAAGAAAATTTAAGCACACCAAAGCAGATCCGCTGTCTGGAAAAATACGGATTCCAGCATGTAGGGACTTGGAATTTTAATTCTGCAAAGAACATGATTGATCGCGTCGCTGCGGCAGGTTGGCGTGGCGCCCCAGCAGGTGTAAATCCGCAGGAATATATACCGGAATAAGGAGACTTGAAACATGGATAGTACATACGACCTCATGGAGGTCCTAAATCATATAGACCCGTCAGAGCTTAATTATCAAGATTGGATCAATGTTGGTATGGCGCTGCAACATGAAGGGTATTCCGTTGATGTGTGGGACCGTTGGAGCATGAACGACCGACGTTATCACGCTGGGGATTGTGAAAAGAAATGGCGGGGCTTCCACGGGGCCGGTACTCCGGTGACAGGTGGGACCATTGTCCAGTATGCCAGGGATCAGGGGTGGACACCTCCTTACGATCCTGGTACCGCTCTTGACTGGAACGATACCATATCAACAGAAGGAGTTGTTGTTGATAAGAACTGGGTGGAGGGGCGAGAGGTTACTGAGCCCAGACAGTGGGATCCAGCCAAGGAACTTATAAAATACTTGGAAACTCTCTTTGAAGCTGGGGAAAATGTCGGCTATGTTGTAAAGAGTTGGAAGAAAGATGAAAAGTATCTTCCTGCAGACAAGGGAGCCTATGGGCGAACTGCAGGACAACTCATTGAACTTTTGACGCAATGCAACGGAGATATAGGCGGCGTCCTTGGTGACTACGATCCGGAAGGTGGTGCATGGATTCGTTTTAACCCAATGGACGGAAAAGGGGCTAAAAATGATAATGTGACTGACTTTAAATACGCTCTGGTGGAATCTGACTCTATGGAGATTGAAAAGCAGCACGCCATTATCCGGGAACTGGAATTACCGGTTGCCTGTCTGGTACATAGTGGAGGAAAGAGTCTCCACGCCATTGTTAGGGTTGACGCTGTGGACTACCCAGAGTATCGGAAGCGGGTAGATTACCTTTATGAGATCTGTAAGAAGAACGGCCTTGCTATCGATACTCAGAACCGCAACCCCTCCAGACTTTCCAGAATGCCCGGCGTTATGCGAGGTGGTCAGAAACAGTTTATCGTTGACACTAATATAGGAAAAGAGACCTGGACGGAGTGGAAAGAATGGATTGAGTCCATCAATGATGATCTTCCGGATCCAGAAAGCTTAGACGATGTATGGAACAATCTTCCCGATCTGGCGCCGATCCTGATTGATGGCATACTCCGTCAGGGACATAAAATGCTGATTGCGGGACCGTCTAAAGCGGGAAAGTCCTTTCTTCAAATAGAAATGTGTATTGCTATTGCAGAGGGGAAGAAGTGGCTAAACTGGGCCTGTTCGCAAGGAAAAGTAATGTATGTGAACTTGGAGCTTGACCGGGCCAGTTGTCTCCATCGTTTCAAAGACGTGTATCAGGCACTTGGTTGGGAGCCGAAGAATTTAAAGAACATAGAGATATGGAACTTAAGAGGAAAGTCTCGTCCTATGGATAAGCTAGCGCCTATGCTAATCCGTAGGGCGGCGAAAAAGAATTACATAGCCATTATCATTGACCCGATCTATAAGGTTATCACTGGCGATGAAAACAGTGCGGATCAAATGTCCAATTTCTGTAATCAGTTTGACAAGGTCTGTACGGAGTTGGGCGTCGCGGTGATCTATTGCCATCATCACAGCAAGGGAAGTCAGGGCGGGAAAAAGTCCATGGACCGGGCCAGTGGATCGGGCGTATTTGCCAGGGATCCAGATGCGCTTATTGATCTTATCGAACTTGATACAACCGAAGAACTGATGAAGCAACAGGAAAATAAGGCAGTATGTGACGCCTGCAGGCAGTACCTTGATGCGCACTTTAAATGGGAAGATGATCTATCTCAGGACGATTTATGCAGTAGCTTTCAGATGCTTAATTACTGCAAAGAAAAGCTGGACAAGTGGCAGATGGAAGCCTTGGAGCGCAACATCGAAGCTGCTAAGGCCAAGATAAAAAGCATGACCGCATGGCGTATCGAGGGCACTCTCAGGGAGTTTTCTAAGTTTGACCCGGTGAACTTATGGTTTGATTATCCGCTACACACCCTGGATCAGTCCGGAGTATTGGGAGATATTCAGCCAGATGCAGAGCAAGCGCCCTGGCAAAGAGGAAGCGCAAAGAATAAAAAGAACGCTAAAAACCGTAAAATAGACCGGAAAACAGCCCTGGAAGAGGCAATCGAAGGGAGCAATTTTGGAGAGAAACCGTCTGTAAATGAGGTAGCAGAATACCTCGGAGTTTCGGAAAGAACCGTCCGAGACAGGGTAAAAGAGCACGGAGGCTACACAATCGAAGATGGTCTAATTCAGAAAAGTGATGAAAAGCAAGATACGGGAAAGCCTGATTGACAAGGAATCCCCGTCAGGCAGTAAATTACGGGGAACACTTAAAAGCAGACTTCCCCGTCAAAGGGGTAAAGTGCGGGGAAGTCTTAAAATCAGGAATCCCCGGAGTGCGGGGAAGACACATATATAAATATATACTTTTTCCCCGTTGCACGTGGTCATGGGGTAGGAAAGGACGGGTCTAAGTTGACACCCGTCCCCTCCCTTCCCCTTCCCATGACAGGGCGAATTTCAAAAGCAAGAATAATTTTACACATTAAAGAGGTGAAGTGATTGAAGGTGATTGAGATAATTGAAAAAGACTATCTTCCGGAACAACAAAAACTGATAGATATTTTTAAGCAGCACGCACAAGGGGGTATGCCTGAGCTTCTCGTGATCTTTAAGTTACCTAGGGTAGCAAAGTATCGGAATCACATTAACAGGATTCCATGTAAGACAATAGGTGGTAAGGGTGGTTATCATCTAATCTCAATGGAGATCGTAGATTTTGTGAGGCTTATGGTAAAGTGCGGAATTGAGGTGAAGATTTATGAAGGATCCGAAGATGGTAAGCAAGACTGAATTTTTTATGCCCATGAAAAAGGTTCCCACCGTGACGCACCAGGAGAAGCAAGTGCATGTTGTAAATGGGAAGCCGGTCTTCTATGAGCCTCCAGAACTGAAAGCAGCCAGGGCGAAGCTACAGGCTCACTTAGGCCAGCACGTACCGGAAAAGAGGTTTACCGGGCCTGTGAGACTTACGACATGGTGGTGCTTCCCCGTTACTGGCAAGCACAAGAATGGGGAGTACAAGACCAGTAAGCCAGATACGGACAATTTGGTCAAGCTCCTTAAGGATGTTATGACGGAACTTCATTTCTGGAGAGATGATGCGCAGGTGGCCTCAGAGGTGATTGAAAAGTACTGGGCAGATCTGCCTGGGATCTATGTAAAGGTGGAAAGCCTATGACAGATCAGGAAGTGCAGAAAGGCTTTGAAGAGGTTTATAACAAGTTCTGGCTGAACTATCGGGGGAAGATTGTCCCGAAACAGTCAGACGAATGGGAGCGTATGAATACCTGGGCAGTGGTCCTAATGAAGAAGTATCCCTTCATGGAGCAGGTGATTGCTGAAATGATTGCAGAGTTTGGGCAGAGAATGTGGAGGAGTGAAGATGGCAGGTAAAAAGAAAAGCAATACCCCCTCCAACAGGAAACACACCTTTGTTATATTTGTGGAAAAGAGATTCATGGGGAGCATGTGTACATAGAAACCAAAAGACGAAGTCAGTTGCACATACATTTTGAGTGTGTGCCGGGAAAAACAAAAAGCTAATTAAAAACTGAAAGGAGGCTGGAGCGGTGGCCACCGTGACAGGATATCCTGGCTCCTTTCGAAAAGATGAGAATATTAGTAGCCTGTGAGGAAAGTCAGGCAGTAACAATAGAGTTGAGGGAATTGGGCCACGAAGCCTACAGTTGTGATATAGAGCCATGTTCTGGAGGACATCCAGAATGGCATCTGCAGGTAGATGCATTGGAATTATTAAAAATGAAGTGGGATATGATTATTGCCCACCCCCCATGCACCTATTTGAGCAATGCAGGGGCTGCCAGATTGTACCCAAGCAAAGGGGAATTGAACCAAGAGCGGTATGAAAAGGGACTTAAAGCAAAAGAATTCTTTCTCAGCTTTTTAAATGCAGATTGCCCACGAATAGCTGTAGAAAATCCTATCCCTACAAGAGTATATGGGCTGCCTACTTATAATCAGATTATTCAACCGTATGAATTTGGGCACCCGTATAGCAAAAAGACGTGCTTATGGTTAAAGGGTCTTCCAAAATTGAGATCCACAGATTTGATCACAGCAAACATTGTTAGTTGGGTATCTGGCGGCTCAAAAGATTCTCACGGGAACCCAAGGAAACAGAGCGGAACTAAAATAAGGGACGCTAAAACTCGTAGCAAAACATTCCCAGGGATAGCCAAGGCAATGGCGGAGCAATGGACTGGGAATTCGAGATAGGAGAACATTGATAATAGAATATTGTTAGTTGATATAATATAGTATATAATTCACTTAAAAAACAAGGTGGATTAATATGAAAGAGATAAAATTTTTGGGTAAATGGTTATTAAATCATAAAGTAATTTCTCTGACTGGATTATTTCTTGTTGTTGGTATGCCGCTTATAATAAACGGGGTTTTTAAAAAGCCGGCTACATTTGAAATATTAAGGGCTGGTGCAGAATGGAATGAGGGTGTCATTTTAGGGTATTATGGATCTGTAATTTCGTTTATTGGTACGGTATTACTTGGTGGATTGTCTCTATATCAGAACGAACTTTACAGAAAAGAAAACAATAAACTAAATGAAAAGTTAGATATGGAGCAAAAAGAAAGTAAGCGACCTATATTAGCGTTTGAATCTCATAATGGTTTGCAATTTAAATTAAAAAACATTACTAAAGAAGTTGCTTACAATTTCGGCGTTGGAAGTGCTACGCTACAATTGGGAAATACCAGATATTTATTGTTTGCAGAACAAAAAGATAAAAGTAGTTTAGCTCAAAATGAAGAAAAAATGATATCTTTTAAACCTGCGACGGAATTAAAAGAATATAAAGATCTTGTCATATTGAATTTAACTTTTCAGTATAATGATATATTTAGATATAACGTCTTGGATGAGTACGCTATTGCGTTTAACCTTAATGGAGATAATTATAGCTGTTCTACATTATTTGAAAAAAGAACAGTTCGATCTAATGAGAAACAGTTGAAAAGGTAAAACAATATATCAACCAACTATCAATATTCGGTAGTTGGTTTTTTATTGTCCAAAAGGAGGGAATGTATTGAGCAACAAAGAAGAACATGCAGCCACGCTTTCCACGGAACACGCAAGGGCTGCGAAACAGGATTACATACTGAAAGGGCCTAAAGCTGATTCCTGGAGCGCAACAAAGCCAGCTTATGCATATACGAGCCTGTGTTCGGATCCGAAGCGCAGAAGATCACCAAGGCAAAAGCCGGAGCACCCGAAAGGGATAAGCCCTTTTGGAAGCACAGAAATGATATGTTTAATTTGCCGTAAGCACTGGCCTGTTGATTGCGGGTGTAAGAACTGCGATTGTAAAAGCCGGGGACATTTATACAGTATGGGTGTTTATTATCAACGGAAAGCGAGAGGGGGCACAAATGGCAACTAAGAAGCTATATACGGTTTTTGATAATGGTAAGTCGATAGGTGAATACAGTTCCATGGAAGCGGCAGCGCTTTTAAACCTGCCATGTGCCACCATTTCTGCTTATGCCAGTTCTGGGGCCAAGGCACTGGAGAGATATACTTTTGAGGTTTGTAGTGAGTTAGAGTTTTGTACAGATCCGTTATATGTAGAGTGGGACAAGGTAAGAAATGAAATTTTGACAGCAGGGAGGTAATTTGATTGGAAAATATGTTAGGAAAAGAAGTAGCCGAGCAGTTAGTAAGGACGGCAGCGCTTGAAGCCGTGAAAGAATTCGAGAAGTCTCAAAAGAAGAATAATAGAGCAAAGGTATTCCAGAATGCCAGGAAGCTAATGGAGAATTACAACCGGATATGCAAGAGTGTTCAAGAGGGAGTATCAGAACTATCGGATGTGGATGATGGAGAAGACCTGGAGGCGTTGTCTGCGGAGGATATCTACATAAACAGCATCATAAAGAGCAAGCTGCGGAGTATTGTCATGATTGCGCATATTGATACGTGCCTGAGGCTTCTGGAGGAGGAGATGAACGAAAAGGAATCACCGGAGAAGTATCTCGCTTTTAGGTACTATTATCTTGATGGTATGACTCCAGAGTCTATAGCAGAAGTACTGGGGAATTGTGTGGGAAGAACTATATGGCGTTGGATATCTGATCTTACCAGCATTCTAAGTGTTTATCTGTTTGGAGCAGATGCCATCGTGCTAGATTAAGGGGCTTGACAAGCGTGTCATAAAGCTGTCGTTGACGTGGCAATATAGAGGAGTTATAATAGTATTATCCAAAACTGCATAAATTTGGAAACGCCTATCTTGATTAAGTCTTGATGGGCGTTTTTGCGTATAAAAATGGCCAGGAGTGGGCAAAACGCATCCGATTCGTGTCCTGTTAACGGGTGTGAAGCTGATTTACAATAATGTTATCCAGTAGAAATAGTTCTGGAAAAACAAACAGAGGAGGATTTATTTATGACAGAATGTATGGATGAAAAGAAGTGTTGTACTGTGGTTAATCACTACTATGGTTGTTGTAGCAAAGGTGCTGATTCTGGTAATGGTAATGTAGGATTTCCTGATGCGGATCTTTTATTTGATGGTACAGCCAATACTAAAGGTAAAGATTATAAACTTGAGAAGTCAGTTTTAGACTACAAGGCATTAGTTGTAGTATATGGCTCCCGTATTGATGGAAACTGGGCTAACATGCATGAAATTATTCTCTATCCTAACGATTCTCTAACCGTTTTACACGATAAGTTGATGAGTGTTTATTACAATGATAGTCATTGCCTACGTTGGAGAATTACATGGCATTTTACCGACGAATCTACATTTGTGTGTGATGGTGTGCTAAAAGGCGCAGATACTGTTACTGGCGTAGATAATGGACATGATGAAGTAGCCCTTCTAAAAATCTATGGAATGAAGTAACTTATGCAGTTGCCAGGTGTAACAGCTTGGCGGCTGATTAGCCCGGTTTATACTCTCCCAAGACATTTTCCGGGTGCTTGAAGACATCCTAGAGATAGGGTGTCTTTTATTTATACCAAGATATGGAAGGTATAACTAATAGGTATTTTACTTTTTCGAACATTTGTTCTATACTGATTATACAAAACATTTTGCTGATTTTTGGAATATTTACCCATAAGACATGTGATATAATAAAGAAAAATGTCGAATGGGGAGATGTGAAATGGCAGCGAAAAAGGTATATTTTTTTAAAGTTACATTAAGCGATAAGGATGGATATGATATTGACTACAGAAATCTTAAAGATATTTTAATCGATATCGTTGATTCAAATGGGATTAGCCAAACTAATTTTAAATCATTGGATCTGACTGTTGATGATGAGTATACGCATATTATCTGGGACGTATTCGATTATAAAAATTCAAGACTATTTGGAAGGTTTAGTAAGCAAAGACCAAGTAACTCCATGATAAAACGTGATTATTTGACAATGGCAAAAGAAGATATTGGTAGTGGAGATGAACGAGTTGGCGGTATAGAACAATATACATATGGTAGTCTGGATTACGATACGGGTATTTTCTCTATAGTTGGTGCATTAGGTGCTCCAAATGAAAAGGCTTTAGCTAACACTCTATGGAAATATAATAGGAACTTTCATATTGAATTAGTTCCAATCCCAAATGCACAGGCGATAAAAAGTGTTTATGAAGGGGAAGAATCCGAAGTAACGCGAATTGAGATTGAAGTACCATTACCTGGAGCTGGAGTTCTGCAAAATTTGTTCAAGTGGGACAACAATGAATTAATGGAAACTATCGAGGATAGGAATTTATGCACAGCCATTGTTTTGAAGCCAATAGTAAGAAAGGGCAAAATTACAATAGATTCAGGAGAAACCAAAGAACTATTAGATTGTATAACAAAACATATTAAAGGATACAATAAGGCCAAGATTAAAGCTAAAACAAGAACATTGAAGCTTAGAGAATATGATCTGTTTGAACAAAATTTTAGTTATCCAATTGATATTTCTCCTTATCATATGCAAGGCAATAAAAGAATATATTATACAGTGGATGAATTGATGGAAATTTTCAAACAAAATTTAATTTATTCTTTTGAAACTAATCGCATTATTCTAGAGATAATTTGCGAGAGATAAAAGCTTGAGGGAGGTGGTACAATGTTGGAGAGAACATGTAGATATATAATGGTGTTCATCATTTGTATTATACTTTCCTTTGTAAATGAAAAATACCATTTAATTGTGACCTCATATGGCGATATGGTGGGGTATCAGTTTAATATTTTTACGATTAGTACTGTTTTTGCAGGATTTGCTTTTACATCATTAGGGACATTGTTAGGGATGTCTTCTGAAAATCTAATGATAAAGTTAAAAGATACTACGGTAATAACAGATAAGAGTAAAATAATTGTTGAGAGTTTGCTATACTTTTGCATGTCTGGATTTATATCCCTTTTTTATGTGGTTGGAATAGATGGTTTGCTAAAAAGAACTGTTATAAAATTGTTTAAGATTAATCCAGATCCAATACTAAATTTTGTTTTTTTATCAGGTATAGTATTTTTGGTAGTTGGAATTATATATTTTATAATTTCAGTTCGAGGGGTGTATGAACTAATTATAAGAGTTTATGGAAGTAATACAAAAAAGTATGAAAAAATGAAGGAGGCTTTTGATCTAGGCATACAGGAAGCTATTAAAAGAGACCGTGAAATGAGGGATGATAGCGAAAAAGATGAATTCACAAAGGAGTAACTAATAGGAGGCACCCACCCGGTGTCTCTTTTTTAATACAAAAAACAAACACGATTGAGAGGTGGTGATCGGTGGATGAAATCAGAGCACCAAATTATGAATTAGCCCTGCTTGATTATCAAACAGGCATGAAATATAAGGATATTGCTGAAAAATATGGTGTCACCATTAACACGGTGAAGTCATGGAAGACTAGATATCAATGGTCGAAGGACAAGAATAAAGGTGCGCACACAAAATCAGAAAAGGTATGCACACAAAAAGGTGGTCAGCCTGGAAATAAGAATGCAATAGGTAACAAAGGTGGTTCTGCCCCTGAAAAGAATAAAAATGCAGTTAAGACAGGAGAGTTTGAGGCTCTCTTTTTTGATGCCCTAGAGGAAGATGAGAAACAGTTAATCAGTATGATCCAGCTTGATAAGGAACAACTTCTCCTCCAAGAAATACAGCTTCTTACGGTCCGGGAACGTCGAATGCTGAAACGGATCGAGGACATAAAACAAGCATCCGAAGATCAGAAAGATGAGAATACTTTGGGTATGACAGCGGTTAAGTACAAATCCGGCACAGAAGAAGACTCCATGGAATATCACGGAGCCTTGGGACAGATCCAGGCGGTAGAAGATGCGCTTACCCGTGTTCAGGCCCGCAAGCAGAAAGCTATTGATTCCCTACACCGGTACGGCTTTGATGATGCCCGTCTGGAACTGGAAATGATGAAGGTGGAACTGGAAGTAATGAAGCGGGATCCTGCTAATCAAGAGATTGAGGACGATGGTTTCATGTCTGCCATGAATGAAGGAGCTGCCGAGATTTGGGGTGATGCTGATGATTGAAAGACTGCAGGCTTTGAAAGCCAGGATAGAGAAATTGAAACAGAAGTGCCATCTATCCACTAAACTGCAGGTATTTAAGTTCCAGCCGTTTTCCTTAAAGCAGAAGAAGGTTCTTACTTGGTGGTGCGATACCTCTCCGGTCAAGGATAAAGATGGAATCATAGCAGACGGTGCGATCCGATCCGGAAAGACGGTATGTATGTCATTGTCTTTCATCATGTGGGCTATGCAACGATTTAAAGGTCAGAACTTCGCCATGTGTGGTAAAACAATCGGATCATTCCGGAGAAACGTTCTCTTCTGGTTGAAACTGATGCTTAAGAGTCGGGGCTATCGTGTGGTGGATCACAGATCTGACAATCTGGTGGAGATCAGCCGGGGAAAGGTTACAAACTACTTTTATATATTTGGTGGAAAGGACGAACGTTCCCAGGATCTCATACAGGGTATCACGCTGGCCGGTGTGTTCTTTGATGAAGTAGCCTTGATGCCGGAATCGTTTGTCAATCAGGCGACCGGCCGTTGTTCCGTTGATGGATCAAAGTACTGGTTTAACTGCAACCCTGACGGACCGTATCACTGGTTTAAGCAAGGGTGGATTGATAAGGCTACCGGATACCTTGGAAAGAGAAGAACACAGGAAATCCGCCAGAAAGCAAAAGATGAAAAAAAGCCGGACGGTTTAAAAGAACTTCTATATGTTCATTTTACGCAGGAAGATAACTTAAGCCTTTCAGAAGAGGTAAAGGCCAGATACCGGAATAACTATAGCGGAGTTTTCTATAAGCGCTATATTCTGGGATTATGGGCTATGGCAGAAGGAATCATTTACGACATGTTTGACGTGGATCGGCATGTTAAAAAAGTGGTGGACTTCGTCAGGCTACTGATTGATGGTGGTCGCTATGTCAGCATTGACTACGGTACGCAGAATGCAATGGTTTTCCTACTCTGGAACAAAGGGATTGATAAGAAATGGTATTGCACCAGAGAGTATTACTATTCCGGTCGTGATAAGGGAAAACAGAAAGCAGATTCCCAATATGCAGATGATCTGGAGAAATGGCTGGAGGGAACGCCGGTCAAGGCAATCATCGTGGATCCTTCGGCAGCTTCCTTTATAACGGAGCTTAACAATCGGGGATACAAGACCATGAAGGCGGACAATGATGTGGAGGACGGGATTCGGTTGGTGTCCACGCTTCTGAACACAGAAAAGATCGCATTCAGTCAATCCTGTATCAATACCATCAAAGAGTTTGCTTCCTACATCTGGGATCCCAAGGCCGCTGATCGGGGAGAGGATAAACCGATAAAGCAGCATGATCACGCTATGGATGCAGTCAGGTACTTCTGCTATACGATACTTAATAATAAAACAATCAAGATCCGGAGCAAATCTGCTTATGGATTCAATTAAGGAGGTGATAACCATGTACATATACACAATGCCAAGGGAGTCCTGGGACGAATCGAACCCAGATAAAGAAGCAATACACACCCTGATTGTAAAACACCGCAGGGAGGCAGCGAGACTAAAAAAACTCATGAAATACTATGAAGGGCAACATAAGATCCTAACAGAAAGCCGTAAAACAAAACTGGTATGTAATCATGCGAAAGATATCGCAGATACTGCCAGCTCTTATTTTATCGGGAATCCAGTATCATACAAAAGCAAAGATAACATTACAGAATTAACAGATGCCTTTGAGCAGGCAGGAGCTGATGAAGCGGATGGAGATAATGGCCTGGATCTTTCTGTGTATGGCAGAACATACGAATACATCTATCCGGAAGAGGGAGAAACGGATCTTACTATAAAGAGCCTGTCACCAGAAAATACTTTCATGGTCTATGATGATACCATAGAGCAAAAGGAATTATTTGCAGTCTATTACTATGCTAGAAAGGACGATTCTGACAGGAAGAGAACAATATTTGTAGCCACAGTACTGACGGAGAACTACAAGTACGTCCTGAACATTGATGATATTACCGGGCCACAGGCGCTAATGGAAGAGCCAGAGCCCCATTTCTTTGAAGAGATCCCGGTGGTGGAATATCTGAACAACAAACTTGCAATCGGTGACTTTGAATTGCAGATCCCTTTGATTGATGCATATAATGCCCTAATGTCAGATCGTATTACAGACAAGGAACAGTTTATTGATGCAATCCTTGCCATTTACGGGGCCATGCTTGGGGATCCTGATGCCAAGGACGAAGACGGGAAGACCGCCAAGGATAAAGTGAAAGACGATAAACTCCTGGAATTGCCAGTTGATGCCAAGGCAGAATACCTAACCCGTACCTTTGACGAAGCAGGAGTAGAAGTTCTTAAGAAAGCCATAGAGCAAGATATCCATAAGTTTTCCCATATTCCCTGTATGACAGATGAAAGCTTCGGCGGTAACGTATCAGGCGTAGCCATGGATTTTAAGCTTTTAGGTATGGAGAACATTACTAAGATTAAAACCCGGTATTATAAAAAGGGATTGCGTAAGCGGATCCGGCTATTCGCAGGGTGGATACAGAAAATTAAAGCAGTAAATGTGGAAATAAAGGGCATTACTCCTACTTTCACCCGCGCTATGCCTAAGAACCTCCTGGAGATCAGCCAGATTGTTGCAAATCTATGGGGGAAGGTGAGTAAGAAAACCCTTCTTTCTCAGGTCCCGTTTGTTGAAAACGTAGACGAAGAATTAAAAGCTGTGGATAAAGAAACGGATGAGGTAGTAAAACAGCAAAAGGAAATCTTTGGCCTAGGTAGCAACACTCCTCCAGAAGATGAGGAGGAAGAGGCAGCAGGAGAGAAAAAGGCTGGTGCTTTAGATGAATAATCTTTCTTACTGGGAGAAGCGGAAAGCACAGGAAATGTTTCAGTATATGGCCAAGGCTGAACAGGTGGCCGATGAGATATCTAAGTTGTATATAAGAAGTTCCCGGTATATCAGTATGGAACTTGAAGATATTTTTGAACGTTACCAGGGAAAACATAAGCTTTCAAGAGAAGAGGCCCGTGAACTCCTCAATACAATTAAAGACCCGACTTCCCTAAATGAGTTAAAGGCAGCTTTAAGGACTAAACTGGATAGTAAAACAAAAGCGGATTTACTGGCAGAGCTGGAAAGCCCAGCATACCGAGCCAGGATGGAACGGCTGCAACAACTGCAAAACCAGTTAGATGCAACCATGCAACAGGTGTACCAACAGGAAAAGGCTTGGAGCACCGGTCATTACGTGGATCTGGCAAGGGAAGCATATTACCGATCAATCTTTGATATACAGGCACAAACAGGTATGGGGTTTAGTTTTAATCATGTATCAAAGAAAACCATTGACCGAGTTGTTAATAGTAAATGGTCTGGATCCAATTACTCGACAAGAATCTGGAAGAATACCCAGGCACTTGCACAGGAGTTAAAAGCAGAATTATTGATGAATTTCATTACTGGACGCACGGACCGTGAAGTGGCTGAAATTATAGTTGAAAAGTTTGCTGCAGGATCCAGTCAGGCTCGGAGGCTTGTCAGGACAGAGAGCTGCAACCTTTCAAACCAGATGGAAATGGCCTCTTATGAGGAATGCGGGATTGAGTATTACCGATTCCTGGCTACGTTAGATTTAAGAACATCGTCCATCTGCCGAAGCCTGGATAATGAGCGCTTCAAGGTATCGGAGCAACAGCCAGGACTTAACTGCCCCCCTATGCACCCGTGGTGCCGATCTACAACAATCTGCGATATAGGAGAAATAGAGCTAGCAGAAATGAAAAGGCGCGCCAGGGATCCTGTTACTGGAAAGGTACGGGCTTTCCCTGCAAACATTACATACAAGCAATGGTATAAAGTTCAGGCAATCAAATCCGCCTGAAAATAACGGCTAACAAGCACGCAGGAATCCCCTGGGTGTTATTTTTATGTTTATAGCAACGATCCGGGCGAAGAACGGGACGGGGCAGAAAGGATAGATCTATGAGGAAAAAGAATTTATTAAAAATGAATCTACATTTCTTTGGTTTTGAAGGAGACGGCGCTGGCGCAGAAGGTGGTGAAGGCGGTGGATTAGGGGAGCCTGGAAAAGAAGGAACTAGAGACGGTGGAACGGGCGGCGATGGAAAAGAGCAGGATCCTCCAAAAACAAAGACGTTTGATGAGATCCTAAAAGATGGAAGCTATCAGGCGGAGTTTGATCGCAGAATACAGAAGGCCTTAGGCACTGCTAAGGATAAGTGGTCCGCGTTGATGGATGATAAATTGTCCGAGGCTGAGAAGCTTACAAAAATGAATAAGGAAGAAAAGGAAGCATATTTACGTCAGAAGCAAGAAAAGGATCTCCAGGATCGTGAAGCAGGTATTACACGCCGAGAGCTCATGGCAGAGGCAAAGAACACTTTGTCAGAAAAGAAACTTCCTGTAGGGCTTGCAGAGGTGCTAAATTACACTGATGCAGATTCTTGCAACAAATCCATAGCAGCCGTAGAAAAAGCCTTTCAGGAGGCGGTACAGTCTGCGGTAGAAGAGAAACTAAAAGGTGGCAAGCCACCGAAAAAAGCAACATCACAGGAAGAAGTAGACCTTGCAAAACAGGTCGAAGCCCTGATGATGGGAACCGTATAAGAGAGGAAGATAAAATATTATGGCAATTAACACATTAGCAACAGCAACGCTATTTCAGAACACCCTGGATAAAGTAGCAATTCAGGAGGCCGTTACCGGTTGGATGGATTCCAATGCCGGACAGGTGATTTACAATGGAGGAGCAGAGGTAAAGATTCCTAAAATGACCGTACAGGGCATGGGTGACTATGACCGTGATAATGGGTATCAGCAGGGTGGAGTTACTTTAGAATACGAAACCCGTAAAATGACACAGGATAGAGGTCGTAAGTTCCAGCTTGACCCGGTTGATATTAATGAAAACAATTTTGTTACCACTGCCGCCGCAGTAATGGGAGAATTCCAGCGCATGTATGTGGTACCGGAGATTGACGCATACCGTATATCGAAGATTGCAAGTGAAACGATCACAGCCAACAAGGCAGGAATGGTTTCCTACGGATATACGCCAGGTGCAACCGGAACATCCGCACTTCGCAAGGTTAAAGAAGGTATAAAGGCGATCCGTGAATCATACAATGGCCCGCTGGTGATCCATGCTACTCCTGATTTTATCATGGAATTAGAGATGGAGTTAACCGGAAAAATCATTAACACTACATTTGCCAAAGGCGGCATCGATACCGCAGTTCCTTCTGTAGATGGTGTTCCGATTATTTCTACACCTTCCAATAGAATGTACACAGCCATTACTATTTATGACGGCAAGACACCTGGCCAGGAGCAGGGCGGATATATAAAAGGTGCGACAGCAAAAAACATCAATTTCATGGTGTTGCCTCGTACAACTCCTATTGCAATCACAAAGCAGGACATTATGAGAATCTTTGATCCGAACATCAACCAGAAGCTTAACGCATGGCAGATGGATTACAGACGTTTCCATGATATCTGGGTACTGGACAATAAACTAGATTCCATTTACTTAAATGTTAAAGAACCAAAAGAATAAGGAGGTACCGCATGAGGCTGATAAAAGGAAATGTTGAAAGAATTGTTAAGGACGATGTAAAAGCTTCAAAGCTTATTGCAGATGGTTTTAAGGAATTGAATGAAGCTAAGGAGGTAGAACCTGAGAAACAGGCAGAACCCGAAATTCCACCAGATCCGGAAAAGAGTCTGGAGGATATGACGGTGCCTGAGTTAAAGACCCTGGCAAAGGAAAGGGGCATTGATGGAGCCTCTTCTCTGAACAGAGATGATTTACTCTCTGTACTAAAGGAAGTGGAATAAATGGAAGATGTTGAAAAACTGAAAAAGCTTACCGGGGAGAGTGATACTGAATTGCTCTCCCTTTTGCTTGATGATGCGAAGGAATTCGTCCTATCCTACACAAACCGGACGCAGCTTCCTCCAGCGTTACAGAAAACAGTTCGTGATCTGGCTGTGATTGCCCTTAATCGCATGGGAACAGAGGGAGAGTCCAGCCGAAGCGAAGGCGGGGAAAGTTACAGTTTTGAAGATGCTCCCAAGCACATATATGGCGTACTTGACCGTTACCGGCTGGTACGGATAGGAGGCAAAGCCTATGAGATTAAAAAGGAATCGGCTGAAACAATACCATCACAGGACAGCAGTACCGAAAAAGGATAATGAAGGTAACTCATTTATACAGTATGATCCAGGAACCCCTATGACTGCGGAAATCTGGCCCGCTGGAGGAAAACTCCAGGCTGAACTATACGGGCAAAAGCTTTCTTACATCCGTAACTGCCGGATTGATGGAGAATACAAGGTACAGACGGATGCAAAGGGTAAGATCAGCTATCTTTTTGGTACCAAAGCAATCCGGGAAGGGGACGGTATCTGTGTTTATGTCCCTGGTGAATCAAACCCGGATTATAAAATCATAGCAATCCGGCCATACCGGCACCTCTACATGGAATTGGAGAAAATATAATGGCAGGGAATATCAAAGGGCTTGATAAGCTGATGAAGAAGTACGGCACTCTTGCCACACAAGTAGTTGGCCAGAGCATGGAAAAAGCGGTAGGAACCTCTATCAAAATGGTTCAGGCCGAGGCAAAGTTAATGTGTCCCGTTAATGATGGAGAGTTGAGACAAAGCATCATGACGGATACGGAGGTGCAGGACGGAAAAGTGACGGGTACTATTTACACCAATAAAAAACACGGCCCTTATGTGGAGTTTGGTACCGGACCGGCTGGAGAGGCAGATCACGCAGGCATCTCCCCTTCTGTTTCGCCATCCTATTCACAGTCCCCCTGGTGGATCCATGAAAGCCAGATTGATGCAGCTACGGCTGAGAAGTACCACATGTTTTATATAGATACACCAGAAGGACGTTTCTATCAGAGCTCTGGCCAGGCCGCACAACCATTTATGTATCCGGCTCTTAAGAACAATGAGGAACGGGCCACCCATAACATAAAGAATTATCTGGCAAGAGAGATCAGAAAGGCGGTAAAACAATGATTAATGTAAAAGATCAAGTATATATGGCTCTGCTCACCGTTACGGAAAATGTAAGCGATAATTATCCAAGAGATTGGAAACAGGATCTTGCAATTCAGTATATGGAAGAAGATAACAAGGTTGTGGAATACACAGACATGAAAGAACAGAAAGCCTATTGCCGGTATCGAATTGATATCTGGTCGGGAAAGAGTACTTCTGCGGCATCGGTTGCAGTAGATGGAGCCATAGCAGCCTTAGGGCTTAAACGTACTCAATGTACGGACGTAGAGGATCCGAGCGGATTGAAACATAAACAAATGCGATATGAAATGGTAATCGACGTAAAGACAGGGCAGGTATATCACAATGATTAGAAGGGAGATAGATAAATGTTAACAAATGGCATAACGCTAGGTATGAAGAAAAAAGGGGCAACCGCCTTTGCTATTCTAGCAGGGCTTAAGGAAGTACCTGAACTTGGAGTGGATCCGGAGAAGGTAGACAATACCACTCTAGCGGATACGATGAAACATTCCGAGCTTGGCATTGGTGATCCTGGTGATCTGGCCTATAAGTTTAAATGGGAGAATGGTACAAATTCCTCATACCGAGCGCTTCGGGAGGTAGCAGACGCTAAGGAAACAGTATCCTTTGAGCAAACGTTTCCTGACGGTACAAAGTTCCATTTTGACGCACAGTGTAGCGTCAAGGTCAGCGGTGGCGGTGTAAATGCAGCTGTTGAGTTTACACTTAATCTTGGATTACAAACAGATATTGTAGTTGTTAATCCAACAGGAGAATAAGGGAAGGAAGGTAATACATAATGGAATATGGTTTAGATGATGAGAAGGTAGTAACCGAAGAAAAGAAAGAAGATGCTACCAAAACAAAGCGTGCGCCCTTTGCTTACTGGGAGGTAGGGGGTAAGGAGTATAAATTAAAGCTTACAACTGCGGTGATTTGTCAGTTAGAAGATAAGTTTAAATGTAACTTGATGAATATTCTCCAGAATTCTGGAGGGATGCCACCTCTGGCCATGATGCTCACCATTGCTCAGGGAGCTATGAAAACATGGGAGCATGGAATTAAATATATCGATGTACAAAACATGTTTGACAAGTACTGCGAAGATGGAGGTACTCAGCTGTCTTTCATGACAGATGTCTTCATGCCTATTTACAGCGTATCTGGTTTTTTCTCGGAGGACCAGCAGACGGAAATGGATCGGAAGCTGGAGGCTGTGAAAGAAGAAATGTAAGTTACACCTTATCGGATTATATCGGTGAGCTTTATCCGATTGCGCTTGATTGTGGTATTGCTATAGATTGTTTCTGGTTACTGTCCATAGGGGAGATACAAGACATTATGGAAAGCTACGAGCGAAAAGATCGAAAGCAGACAAAACAACGGCTCATAGAAAAACATTTTCTGGCGCAGGATATTGCCCAATATGTAAGCCTTGTTATCAACGGTTCGAAGGATTCGCAGATATTAGAATTATGGGACTACTTTCCGGAACTGTTCGAAAACCAAGGTTCTGAAATCAATAAGAAAAAGCAAGAACAGGAAGTGGCGGTATACAAAGCTCAGATGATCGACTTTGCACACCGTCATAACCATGCCAGAATAGGAGGTGATAAAGCTGGAAGGCATGACACTTGAAAAGCTGCAGGTAATTATTGAGGCATATACAAAGCCTTATCGTGATGAACTGGAAAAGGTGAAAAAGCAAACTGCCAACACAGCGAATCACGTGGAGCGGCAGACTGCAAAAATGGCATCTTCTTTTAAAAAGATCGCTGGGGTGGTTGCAGCAGCTCTCAGTATTACCGCTATTGTGGCATTTGGGAAATCTTGCATTGAGCTGGGGTCCAATCTGACGGAAGTACAGAACGTTGTTGACGTTACGTTTGGATCCATGAGTAAGCAGGTAAACGCCTTTTCCAAGAATGCCATAACTCAGTTTGGCCTATCAGAATTAACAGCCAAGAAATACATGGGTACATACGGGGCTATGGCGAAAGCGTTCGGAGTCACTGGGGAAGCTGGCTATCAAATGTCAGCGGCCATTACTGGTCTTACTGGTGACGTAGCATCATTTTATAATCTCTCCACCGATGAAGCATATACAAAGCTAAAAAGTATCTTCACAGGTGAAACCGAAAGCTTAAAAGATCTTGGCGTGGTTATGACACAGACTGCCCTGGATCAATATGCCTTAAATAATGGGCTTGGAAAAACATCAGCTAAAATGACGGAGCAGGAAAAGGTAATGCTCCGCTATCAGTTCGTTATGAGTTCCCTGGCCGATGCGTCCGGGGACTTTTCAAGAACGTCCCACCAGTGGGCGAATCAAGTGCGGGTTTTGCAACTGCAATTTGAATCCTTCAAAGCAACTATCGGACAGGGGCTTATTAATGCCTTTACACCTGTAATCCAGGTGATTAATACGGTTCTTTCCAAACTCCAGACGATGGCAAATTACTTCAAAGCATTTACTTCGGCTTTGTTCGGTGATGCCAGCGGCGGCAGCAGTGATGTGGCCGGTACTATGGAGAATGCAGCCGGATCTTCTGGGGCGGTAGCGGATAACCTGGGCAATGCCGCTAAGTCAGCCAAAGAAATGAATAAGCAACTGAGCGCATTCGATGAACTTAATAATTTGAGTGCTGGTAGCGGTGGAAGTGGAGGAGGATCTGGCAGTGTTGGTGGAGCTGTTCCGGATTTCGGTAATTTATCTGGAGAATTGTTTTCTGATGTAACAGTCAATCCTGCGGTAGAAGAGGCAGCACAGAAGGTCAAGGAAATGCTGGAAGCCATCAAGGAAGCAGCAGAGCCGACAAAGGAAGCTTTGCAGCGGCTATGGGACGAAGGCCTTTCAAAGCTTGGGGCATTCGTATGGACAGGGCTTAGTGACTTTTACCATGAGTTTTTAGTACCTCTTGGGAAGTGGACGCTTGGAACTGGTATTCCTATGTTTGCAGATGCGGTAAATAATTTTCTTCTAAAGGTAGACTGGCTGGCAATTAATGAAGCACTGAAAAACTTCTGGAAGGCACTGGAGCCGTTTGCCGAAAAGGTAGGAGAAGGACTCCTGAAATTTTTTAATGACTTGCTGAAAGTAGGAGCGAGCTTTATCAATATCGTTATACCGGGAGGATTAAACGGGATTGCTTCGGCTCTTAAAAAAATAAATCCAGATCAAGCGGAAAGCATAGGCTATGGGATTGGACTGATAGCAACAAGTCTTGGAGCATTAAAGCTTGTGTGGGCAGGATTTAAAGGGGCAGATAAATTGCTTAAGTTTTTAGATAAACTATTTTTATTTGCTGCGACACCTTCCTTTGGAATAACTCTCACATTGACTGTTATAGGTGGCACCGTTGCAGCTTACATAATGGCGCTTGACAAACTAAAAGAATACAAAAAGGATCCTGTAAAGGTGCAAGCTGAATGGGACGCAAATAAGGAAGATACCAAGAAGAAAAATAAGTGGGGAATGGGAAGCCGGTATGCACAACAGGCAGAGGCAACAGACGCCTACTTAAATGACAATGCCTACAAAAAGCAGTTTGAAGCCTTTAATCATTGGGTTGAAGAAGGCAAGAAGATCAGACAGCAGGCCGGGGAAGATCAGTCTAAACAGCTTGACGAAATCAATAAGAATTTTCAAACCAAATGGAACGACTTTAAAACCTGGTGGAGCAATACAGGGGTTGCTTTATGGTGGGAGAACGATGTGTCGCCCTGGTTTACGGCTGAGAAATGGAGTAGCTTATTTGACAACATGAAGACCAGCTTAAAGAAAAAATGGGATGAGACGGTAGGCGTTTGGTCCGCTGATATTCAGAATTGGTGGGACAGCAATGTTTCTCCGTGGTTCACTGCAGACAGATGGAATACGGTTTACGGAAATATAAAAACCAGTCTGAAAAGCACCTGGGACAATACCGTGGTGCAGTGGTCCGCCGATATTTCTAACTGGTGGGGGACGAATGTTGCCCCATGGTTTACCACTCAAAAATGGAGTGAGCTATATAAGACCATAAAGGATACCCTTAAAAAGACCTGGGACGAAACTGTGGGACAATGGAAGTCTGGCATATCAAACTGGTGGGATAAAGAAGTAAGCCCCTGGTTTACCATGGAGAAGTGGAAAGGTATCATGTCAAAGGTACCCGATGCATTTACAACCACGTTCAGTAATGCGATTTCTGGAGCCAGGAGCCTGTTTAATAAGTTCATTGACTGGCTGAACGAAAAGATGAAATTTCAGTGGGACAGCGTAGAGATTGCTGGTCAGACCATTGTAGAAGGTGGTTCCTTTCAGCTCTTTAAGATTCCAAACATTCCGGCATATGCTTCTGGTGGATATCCAAGTACAGGAGAAATGTTCCTGGCCAGAGAATCCGGACCGGAGCTAGTTGGCCGGATCGGAAACAGGACAGCAGTTGCTAATAATGATCAAATCACCACGGCAATGAAGAATGCAATTATTGAGGGAATATTGGAGGTAGCTCCTGCTCTTGTAGGAAAAGGAGAAACTAACTTTTATCTGGAGCCAGATGCCGAAGGGATTTTCAAACTTGTTCAAAAAAAGAATGAGGAACACATAAGAAATACTGGAAAGAGTGCTTTCCAGACTTAATTATGAGCGCCTGGGATTCCTGGGCGCTTTTATCATGGAGAAAAGGAGAGTGATGCCTATGTCCTATCAGGGGTATTTATTAAAGGTTGATGGAGTGGTATTTCCAAACAATTTCATATCCAGTGGAAGTTTTTCTATATCCCCCAATCAGAGGCAGGATTTGGACTCCTACCGGGATAGTACAGGATACTTACACCGGAATATTGTCCCTCATAAGATAACTAAGATTGAGTTTAATACAAAGCTTCTGCATGAAGCGGATAAGGTGGCTTTGGAGAGTCTCTTGGCCAACCGAGATAAATTCACATTGGAATACTGGAACAATGGATATCAGACAGGAACATTCTACAGCACAGATCCTAAGTATGAAATTTATGACGTGGACAGTGTGAGCGGAGATATCCGTTATAAGCCGGTGCGGTTAGCCATGATAGAATATTAGGAGGTAAGGTGTGCTAAGTATACCAGAGGAAATAAAAGCCCTGTATCGGGCTGACAATAGCAACAGCGAAACCGTAAGGTTATTAAAATTGCGCTTTTATGATGATGCGATTAATCTGATCTATCCTAGTGAAGAACTATGGCCGTCCGATGATCTTTTTCCGGTAGATGATACACCTCTCCTGCTTGTGGGAGAAGATCAAATTACTTATGAGTCCTTAAGCATTAACCAGATGCTTTGCTCCAGTGAGTCATTGACATTCGGGGAGTGCAATGCGTCCAACATAGAAATTACCGTGGCTGATGTTACCATGGACGTAACGGGGAAAGAGTTTACCTTATCCGTAGAGGTTGGCGGCTATGAGATGATGATGGGAATTTATAAGGTGGATAGCTTTGAACGTCAAGCAGACCGAAGGCTCAGAAAGATAGTTGCCTATGACCGCATGTTAAACTTTGATGTTGATGTGTCAGGCTGGTATCGTGGGCTTATATTTCCAATGTCGTTAAAGCAATACCGAAATTCCTTGTGTGATTTTATTGGAATCCGTCAGAAGGAGATTACACTCCCCTTAGACAATATGGAGGTCACAAGGTCTATTGATCCATCGAAACTTTCCGGACGGGATGCCATGAAAGCAATCTGTGAGATAAACGGGTGCTTTGGCCAGATTGATATAACAGGAAAATTCAAGTATGTATTCCTGGGAGCGTCCGGGCTTTTTCCTTCGGAGGAACTTTATCCGGCAGATGATTTGTTTCCTTCTCAGATGGAGGGAGAAAACCTGTCACACTATAAGCCGTCAGGTACCACTTATGAGGACTTCTTGGTCTATGGGATAGATAAGGTACAGATACGCCAGGAAGAAGGTGATATAGGAGCCTCCTACGGGGCAGGGACCAACACTTACACCATACAGGGTAATTTCCTCGCCTATGGTAAAAGCGCGCAGGAACTGCTTAATATTGCCGCTAATGTACATAACAATATCAGTCGAAAGGTATACCGGCCCTGTAAGATCGTAACACAGGCACTTCCCTGGGTTGAACCAGGGGACGGAATTATCTGTTATACTTCGGACGATGTGATTGAAACTTACTGTCTGAAGCGTACCATAAAAGGCATTCAAGCCATGATGGACACATTCGAAGCCAGCGGAACCAGAGAGAGAAGGGAAAGCTTTGGAATCGGTACACAGATCATACAACTTGAAGGAAAGACGGCCGTCATTAAAAAGTCAGTGGAAGAAGTATCTGTCCGAGTAACGGATTTAAAAGCTGAAACCGAAGCGCAGTTTAAAATAACCGCTGACAATATTATTGCAGAAGTAACTAGGGCGCAGCAAGCAGAGGCTTTATTGAGTATAAGAGCAGATCAGATAGCCTTGTCAGTCACAAACCTTGCTAACAATACCAATTCCCGGTTTGAGCAGACGGCGCAGCAGATATTACTGAAAGTAAGTAAAGGTGATGTATCTTCCCAGTTATCTATTGAACCGGGTGATGTTATTATCAAAACAAATAGATTGTCGTGGGAGTCTGATTTTTCCAGCATGACCAATGATGGAAAACTTACCTGCCGAAACATTAATGCAATAAATGGTTCTTTCTCTGGTAGATTGGCAACAAGTGTATTCTATGCAGACAATGATCTAGTGCGCTTTGGAGATTATCAAGTAAGTGCAAATGGAACCGGAACGCTTATGTCAGCTAATGGATTGGTTAATATTACAGATACATTTTCTTCCGGACCTTTAAATGAATTTGCAAGCCTCACAGTTGGCAGTGATTCAAGATCGGACTCTGTAAGTATTAAGGGAACCGGAGACGTTGAGACTGCAAGATTTAGATGCAGACAAGACTATTACTTTGAGGACCGCTGGACCGAAGGCATGGGAGCGCTAGACATGTTTAAACAAGTGTATAATAGGTTAGATGCGATAAGGTATTCAATTCAAAATATGGGAGGGAATGTTGACTGGGATTAGTAAAACGGGACATACTATTTACACCATATACAAATAATGGTATTATTTACATATAATTTATTTGGAGGTGCGGAATGAAAAAGATTGTAACCGTTTTATTAACCCTTTCGGCAATGTTAATAATAATGACAAATAGTGTATTTGCACAAAGCTTACCGCCTATTCCGTGGTCGGAGGACTTTCAAGACATGCCGTTCTCTTCAAGCACAGATCGGAATGGTCAAGATATCTGGAGATATTACAAGCAAGACGAAGGTCTCGTTAAAAACAGATGGGTTCAGAACCACAAGGGTGACTGGTACTACTGCGGTGAAGATGGATTGTTACTAAAAAGCACTTGGCTTCATGATTCGGCAGATGGTAAATATTATTATCTCGGAGGCGAGTGGGCAATGCTCCACGACACCACAACCCCTGACGGATACAAGGTAGGCTCTGATGGTGCTTGGGTAAAAGATGGACAGGTGGTTATTGAGACCGTAGCAAATAATTAAATAAAACTATTACGCAGAGCGAGGATTAATTCCTTGCTCTTTTTGTGTGCAGAAAGGAGAGTTTATGAATAAAGTAATTACTTTTACAGAGGAGCAGATATTACAGATCAAATATATGTTAAATGCTGTTACCATTAACGGAATCCAGAACGCTAAACAAGTGGCGGCTATTGCTCAGGTATTAGATATGGGAGTACCGGGAGAGATTCAGGTACCCGAAAAGAAAGAGGGTGAAGCTTAATGGCTTATGAGCCTTATTATTACATAACAGATTGGCAGAACGAACCTTCTCAGAAGACTGCTATAAACCGTACAAATCTCCTAAAGATGGAAAATGGTATCAAGGAAGCTGATAACCGGATTGTTCACATTGATGCAAACAAAGCGGATAAGTCTCAGATTAATGCGCTAGTTAAAGATGTTTCGGTTGATGTAAATACAGGAATATGGACAATAACCTACCAAAACGGTTCTGTAAAAACCTATGACCTAGATATTGAAAAGGTAGTTACAAACTTTGATATCAATGATAAAAATGAACTGGTCCTTACTTTGGCAGATAGTACGCAGAAAGTCATTGATTTAACCCGGTTCGTCTATTCCGTTGACAGTACTGCCACGGTAGCAATGCAGATCCAGGACCGTATCATAACAGCCAGGATCGTGGACGGATCAGTGACCATGGGAAAGCTGGACTCTGCTATACAAACAGAATTCAGGCAATATATGCTTGATGCACAGTCGGCCCGTGATGCAGCTCTCCAGTATCAGAAGTTTGCAAAGCGGTACACTCTGGGTGATCAGGAGTTTCCGGGGAGTGAAACTGATAATGCCAAGTTCTACTATGGGCAGGTTAAAGCGGATGCGGAAACTTCTGGCCAGAGTGCCCGGGCAGCGGCAGACAGTGCAGAATTTGCAGAAGAGCAAAAGATTATTTCAACTCAAAAAGCTTCAGCGGCAACGGCAGCGGCAAATAAAACCGCAGCCGACGTACTAATTACTACTGAAAAAGCAACGGCAGCAGGAACCAGTGAGCAGGTAGCAAGGGATAAGGCTATCGAAGCAGGGGCCAGCCAAGTGGCTGCGGATCAGAGCGCTGGAGAAGCACAGGCCAGTGCATTAATGGCAAAGCGGTATTCTGAAGGTGGAGTTGTTCCGGAAGATGTGGAAGACAATGCAAGGTGGTATTGCCAGCAGACAAAGAGTTTAAAAGAGCAAGTAGATCAGATAGCAAAAATATCTATACCCCGTTTTTATGTAGATCCTGTCACTATGAAATTCATGAGTGAAACGGAAGCAACAGGCATTAGATTCTGGTATGAAAAAGGTAAATTTTATGGAGAGGAGATAATCGCATAATGGCAGTTACAGAATATGGAACAATCGGAATTCGCCCTATGGGGACGTATGATCCTGACACAAAGTATGGTCTGCTGAATTTAGTAGAGTTTGACGGAAGCAGCTATGTGGCACACACGGATCCACCGGTGGGATCTTTGCCAACAAATACAGCCTATTGGCAGGTATCAGCACAGGGAACCGGTAAGGCTACGGCCAACAGCGTGGGCACAGTTAAACCGGACGGTACAACAACGGAGGTCAGCACTGACGGTAGCATGAGTGTTAAGAAAGCCGTACAGGACGCTCTGGGAGTAGTAAAAGGCAGTAATGGGATTAAAGTGGGGGCTGATGGCAGCATCGATATAAATACAGTTTTCGCCCAGGCTACAGAGTTGGCCAACATCATAGCAGGGGAGGCTATTGATACCGCACTCGGAAAAATCTCTAAGTCCATAGCAGTCACTATGGGGCTGGATCAGAACGCTTTGCTTAAAAATATGCTTACCAATATTGATGCTAATGACTCAACTAAAATTAATACTGCGGCTTACGTACATAAGCTGACGGAGCGGATCGGTATGGGCGAGGAGTTGGCGACAGGATCCAATTTAACGGCGGCGTTTAATACGTTAAATAGCAATTTAGCGAACTTAACCTATCCTTTAATTTATAAAGGGGAAATTACGGGTGACTTGAACAGGCCCGATATTGATATAGGATATTATATTGTTACTGGGCCCGGAACAATATCAAACGCTCCTGGTGAGATAACGCAGTATTGTGTGTTTATTCAATTTGCGGGTTATAATACTCAAATGATTTTATTTGATGGAGTGAAAACAAGGAGAAGAGTTGGTGCTCCCGTGCCATCATGGACTAATTGGGGTTAAGCATTAAAATGATCATTTATGCCTTTGGAATAATGCCATTAATTATAATTTCTGTTGTATTGTTTATCGTCCCAGTAAGAAGCCTATAAAACATTTGATTATTGTTACTTGCATATGTAAGCCCATCCGCATATCCAGTAGTAAGGGGGAGTACACAAGTTGCTAATTGAGATGGAAAAGTTAACATTGGAGTATCCGTAGTGGGTGTTCCCGTTGGCAAAATGGTTATTGCAATGGCGTAATAATCGGAATGTTCAATCACATTCTGTCGTGTAATATGAAATACTCCTGTATCTGCCAATGTGATTTTTTTGCGTAGATCAGTACTATACCATTGACTCCAGGAATATCCACTGCCAGTGTTATACTGATATCTGGTGATTGGAGCCATAGGAGCAGCACCCAGATAGTAGTATGCGGTTTGACGTGATAAACTAACACTGCTTGCATTACACCAATCCACAACGACAATCCAACGATACTTTTTACCATCAATAGTCGTATAAACGTTATACGTTCCTGGACTTATTAGAGTATCTATGGCGGTATCATCTGGAAGAGGTGTTGCAGTACGCAAAGCATTTCTTAAGTCACCTAAATTGCTATTTGACATAGTAAATGGTTTCGGACGATTTACTATATGTTAGTAAGCTACAAAGAAATATATATGACATCTTAACGGTTCATTACGTTGCAAAATTAAGAAAGTTAAGTATAATTGTCTGTGTACAAAAGAAAGGGGAATTTAGTATGAAAAAAGTCACAAAAAGTATTTTTTTAATTGCATTATTGGTAATGATGACAGTGCTTAGTATGACTGCATACGCAGAACCTGAAGATGAAGTAAGGTTAGATTATCAAATCAATGTTGGTGATTCTTTTAAGCTTTATATTAGCGAATCAGATGAAGAGGTAGGCGAATTAATCAATCAAAGTAGTGAATATCGTAAAATTATATCTGGGAATGTTAATTTAAAACCAGGAAAGACCTATTATTTGCATGTGGAAGCTTACACCAGTAAAATTACGCCAAGCTTTTCTGGTAAATTTGTTTTAAATGGCGACACTTTCAAATTTAATAATAATAGCAATATATTATTAACTAATCCAGTTGATTTTAAAGCTTTTTATGATAAGTTTGGGGGAACTAAATTAGATTTAAACTACCAGGGATCAAACGATTATTCAGTCCCTGGAACAAAATTTATTGGAACAAGTGAACGTAATATTAAATACAATACAGTTTATTTTTCAACTCCAATAATAGCAAAGCCTGTTTTATCGGTACAGGCTGCTAGCTTATCGAATAGTGTAATATTAACATGGAACACTTTTCCTGGTGCAACCAGCTACAGCATTGAGCGCTCAAACACACCAGGAGGTCCATACGCCCCGATTGCTTCTGATTTAATAGAAACGAACTATACAGATAAGAGTGTAACAGCAAATACAACTTATTATTATGTAGTCAAAGCGAAGCTATCCGATACAGAGACAGTTACTTCTTCCGAAGTATCGGGGACGCCAACAAATGAAACACCAACAATAGAATCCAAACTTAAAGTAGTACTAGAGCCAACAGAATCTCTCCAATTAAGCGTAGATGATAATTTAGCCATAAATACA